TTTTCCATCTTTTATATTCATTTAATAATGTTGAATTTAATATTTTTCCATTTGGTGTAAATTTACATACCTGAAATATAAATGTTTCAATATCTACATTATTTGGATATATTTTTTTATAATTAATTTCTTTTAATTTAACACCAATATATCCATAAACAATTTGGTCTTTGTCCTGAATACTTAATCTTGATGGCTTAAATCGTGTGTCCAAATAATTTTTTAATGCATGAAATATTTCTTTTTTTGGTTTTTCTTTATTCCATATACGAAATTGACCTTCTATGTTAACAGATGATTCTTCCACATAATTTCTAACAATACACATTTTATTTATAAAATCATTAAACTTTATTGTCAAATCATCTTCTTTTAGATTTTCAAATACTGATTTGTTATTTTCTTCAAAAACTATGAGTTGTTGATTTTGTTTTTTTATTATTTCTTTTAGTTCATTAATTTCTATTGATTGATTATTAATCATTTTATTTTGTATATTTATTTTCTCTAAAAGTTCTGTATTTTTATTTTTAGTTTCTTCATTTTCAATAAGTAGTCTATTAAAGTTTTCAATACTATACGTTCTTGAATGAATAATTTCTTTAATATAATATGTTAATCTATCAATACTAAAGTTTGAATTGTATGCAATAATTTCGGTTTTATTTTTTCCATTTATATTAATTTTTCGCAATTGCTTTTTAATTTTTGGATAATTTTTAATAAGATTTTCAATTTCAGTTCTATTTTGAACTTTAAAAGCATTTATCAAAGTAAAGTTTTTATATGAATTTGTATGATGATATGAAACACGCGACCTCAAATCATTTGAATGACCAAACTTTATTAATAGTTCACCTTCTTCATTTGTGTCATCAATTGTTCCAAAATAAATACATTCAGTATTAACTGGAAATTGTTCAATAATTGCTTTTTCAATTTGTTTTTTAGAATTAACTATTAATTGTTTGGTTGTCTCTTTAATTTCTGTTATAATATTTTCTTTTTGTAATAGTTTTTCTTTTAATTCTTTTGTTTCATCTTCAAGTATTTCGTGAATAACATCTTCAAGTTTTAAATAATATTCGTGAATATCAGAAGCTTTCTTTGTTTGTGCTTTGAGACAAAGAGACTTAAAACACCGAATAGTTAACATAAACTTTATTGCGTTATTACCACCGTGATTTTTTTTATCTTGCTTCTCAATTTGGAGAAGCAAGATTTCTTTATAATCTTCATTTTTTATAAAACTTTTTTCAAGAACACGAATTGAATTATATTTTGAAGAAAATCCTAACCAATTCCAAATTTTATCCAAATCAACTACAAAATCAATAGTTTTGTCATAATTTAGATAACAGTAAAAACTGCTTATAAACATTTGTTGTTCAAAATTTGTAAACTTTTCTGTAATTTTTTTTAAAAGTTTGTTATTACATTCAGATGAAAGTTTAATAATTGGGTTTGTTTCAATAATTTCAACTATATTTAAGGTTTGCATTTTTATGTACTACTTCATAATTTATTTTTAAGTATATTTTTGCTTAATAAAATATTAAGCAAAATTGGTTAAGCAAGTTTACCACTATTATCTTGCTTAGAGAAGCAAGATTTCAGAAATAAGATTATAATTATTATCTTGCTTAGATAAGCAAGATTTCATAAGCGATTTTACCACTGCTTTCCATTTCCACCCGTTTTCTTTACTGTAATATTGTTTCCCTTTTGTTTTCTCTTCGCGTGTGGGTCATATTCGTCTCCATCATCGTCTGGTATATTCTTAGAAAGTTCCCAAAACTCTTTGGCACCTAATTTGAAGTCTGGTCTGTCCGCTGCCTTATACCAAAACACCTGATCGTTGATCTTGTTTGACTTTGCGTTGTTGGATATAACCATACATTCGTAATTTTCAGTGGTTTGATCCATAATTGTACAGAAAGATTCCAATGTCGGAAACATTGACGCATAGTTTTCCCAAATCTTCTTACGATTTGACAAATAATTCTCTCGCAAAATAAAAACGTAATCTATATTGGTGCGGAGATTTGGCGGAATACCCAATGGGTATTGCATCGTGATAATAAGCATCACTTTCCAATGTCGCCCATTCATAAACAAGGACCGCATCAACTTATCTTTGGTCCAGCTGTTGTCATACAAACAATCATCCAGAATAACAAAAGTGCGTGGATCAATAGAACATTTCTTATATGTCTCCATTTCATTTTGACATTGTTTCATAACAGTTCTCTGTCGCCTGAGAACATTCTCTATTAAAATAGTATTGTATTCTTCGTGAATAAAGAGCTTTGGTACAAGTTTTCCGTAAAAACCGTTTCCGGCTTCTGTTCCAGAAATAACGGTGCCAATTGGAATATCCTGATGATGATATAGCAAATCTTTTACTAAAAATGTTTTACCGGTGTCACGACGTCCAATAAGCACAATAACTGGACCCTTGTTTTCACGAGGATCAAATGTAATGGTTCGCATATCGAACTTTTTTAATTCAAGTGTCATATTTTATATGTGAGATTAAGATAATAAATATTGTGGAGAAACGACAATGGAATCAGCATTATTTCTTGTGTAATAATTAACACGAAGGATATAAAGAAAAATCCATTGTTTCCTTTAAAATTAGTTCATTATACCTAAAAGTTTTGATTTAGGTAAAATATAATGGAGCCAAGCAAATTCAATATTTATTACAAGAAAGCTAAAAAAAACAATTTAGATGTTTTAGAAGATGTATGCGAAATCCAACATTATAACCCAATTTACAGTCGTTTTTTTGAAATGGATGAAACCAATTATAATCGTATTACACTGAACCATAAATATCATATTTATGACTTGAAAACCGTTTATGATGGCGATGATTTGGTATCAAAAGACATTTTTGTAAAATATTCTCCATTGTTAGATCCGCTCAACTTTTTAAGAGGCAAATATGATTTGGAAAACTCCATTTTCAAAACATTGCCTAAACTTGGTTCAACTGAAGAAACGTGTATGTCAAAGGTGTTAGATGTCAATAATTCTTCATATGTTGATGGATTTTTCTGTTATCTAACTTCAATGTTGAGAGAAACACATAATTGGATTCACGGTGTTGAATATTATGGGTCAGTGCTTGGTGTTCAAAAGGGTTTTAAATATGATATTGTTGATGATATTGACTTCTTAACTAAGACGCCTTTTTTTATAAATAATTTAAATAAGTATTTCACGGTGGATGAAGACACCTCTATTATTTTGCGAGAATATTCGGGAGAGGGGTCAAGAACAAATAAGAAAAAGCTCAGTATTAAAGAATCTATTTCTGAGATTGATATTGAAGTTTTAGACTTGGAGGAAGTAGATTCAACCAATTGTGTAGAGGCAAATATGGAACTTGAATATTTATGCGAAGATGTTGCGTCTTGTGATTCTGAGTCTGAATCTGATTCCGAATCAGATACAACGGAAGAATCAGATGAGGAAAGTGTTTGGGAAACAGATGAAGAGGCAGACGGAGAAGAAATAAATGAAGAAGATGCGGACTCTTCATCCTTGTATAGTGAAGACGAAAAGATGTGGAGTTATTTGAAAGAGTTTCCAGTTCAAATGATTTTCCAAGAGAAATGTCAAGGAACATTGGATGAATTGATTATGAATAAAAAACTGAAAGACAATGAAATGATTGAAGCACTTTTGCAAGTTGTTCTTATTTTGGCAACTTATCAAAATGTTTTTGATTTTACCCACAATGATTTACACACAAACAATATTATGTATGTAGAGACAGAAGAACCATTTTTGTATTATTTTGTTGGCGGTGTTTATTACAAAGTGCCGTCAAATGGTCGCATTTTCAAAATCATTGATTTTGGACGAGCAATTTACAAGTTTGGTGGAAAAATATTTTGTAGCAATAGTTTTGCTCCAAATGGTGATGCTGCAACCCAATATAATTGTGAGCCATATATGAATGAAAATAAACCGCGCATTGATCCCAATCCTAGTTTTGATTTGTGTCGGCTTGGATGTTCTCTCTATGACTTTATTTGTAGAGATGGCGAAACTAAGACTCCCTTACAGAAGTTGGTAGACCAATGGTGTACCGATGATTTTGGAAAAAATGTTATTTATAAACCGAATGGGCAAGAGAGATATCCGGATTTCAAACTTTACAAAATGATTGCGCGAACTGTAAACAACTTGGTTCCGGTGGAGCAGTTGAAACTTCCTATTTTCTCAAAATATGCTTGTGGTCAAGGCACCATATCGGAACGCACCATATCGGAAATCCCAAAATACATATAATGAAAACAGGAATAAAAGAAATCATATATAAATAATTATAGATGGATAAAATTATTTATATAAATATGGATAACCGGCCCGACCGAAGGTCGGCCCTTCTTCAAGAGTTTAAGCGCGTCGGTTTTGCAGAAGACCAGATTATTCGGTTTCCAGCATCCTCTTACAATGGATGCCCCAATTCTGGTTGTTTATTAAGCCACGCAAATGCTTTGGAAATGGCATACGATAATGGATTCCAAAATGTTCTTATATTGGAAGATGATTTTGTTTTTATAGATGATGTAACAAAAATACACTCAGATATACGCGCATTTTTTGAAATGAATCTCTTGTGGGATGTGCTTATGTTTACAACCTGTTCTCCAGTAATATTAGAACATACTAATAACCTTGTTTCTAGGATTTCTTCGTCCAGTAATGGAGCAGGTTATTTGGTAAATCGGTCAATGATGTTAGAACTTAGCACTTTATTTAAATCCAATGTAGAGAATCTTTATAATAGTAAGCAACATTGGGTTTATCAGAATGACATATTATGGAAAACAATTATGCCAATGTCGCAATGGTATATGTTCAATCATTATTTGGGATATCAGAAAGAGGGATATAGCGATTTGTCAAATGACCAAAAAATAGCAATTATTCCGCAAGTTGTGGAAACAATCCAGGTTATGCCCTCATCTTTACAAAAAGATGAAATGAGTGAAGTTTATTTAGAACCTAGTGTTGTAGATGCGACGCTCCAACCCGAACTGTTGTCTTCAGAAAATAAAAAGGAGGAAATGAGCGAAGCGATGATAAGCGAAGCAAGGATAAGCAAAGCGATGATAAGTGAAGAAATTCCCCCACTAACTTCCGACTCCATTGTAAATAATGTAATCAATTCATTTGTAGAGCGTTCAAATATTGGATTACAGAAATATGGAACAACACTAGACCGCGAAGACCTATCTCTCCTTGATTGGATTCAGCACGCCCAAGAAGAACATATGGATGCAATTCTCTACTTGGAAAAATTAAAAATCCAATACAAAAAAGAACATAAAAAATAATATGTAAAATATATAATGCGTCGTATATATTTTCCAAGTCAAGTAGGTCAAAAGAAACTCGGTCTCAATAATACTTGTTACTTTCTCCAAAATCTCTATGGAAAAAAGGGAAAAACTGTAAGTGTTGGCTCTTCTCTTTCGCAAAATCTTACAAACTTATTTAATGAAAATATGAAAAATAAGCGTCCAACCATAAATATTGGTGGTGATCACTCAATGGCAATAGCCACAGTTGGCGCGTCATTGGAAAAATATGGTTCTTCTCTAAAAGTGGTTTGGTTTGATGCTCACGCCGACATAAATACACGCAAAAGTTCGCCAAGTGGAAACTTTCACGGAATGCCGTTGTCATTTCTTACAGGCCTTGATAATGATTATGACTCTTTTCCATTTTTGTATTCAGTTCCAGAACTCAAGTTTGAAAATATTCTCTATTTAGGTATTCGTGATTTGGATAAATATGAGAAAATAATTCTTAAAGAGAAAAATATAAAATACATTAAGTCCCGAGAAATCAACAATAGTCCGGAAATGAGTTATGAGAAAATTAAGGCATTTGTTGGAGAGAATCCTGTTCATTTTTCATTTGATGTAGATGGCATTGACCCAACTGAAATGTCAAGCACTGGAACAACAGCCAAAAATGGTATACACACGGAATGCGCGAAAGTTATAGTTGATAAAATGATGAATAACCTGAATATTGTAAATATGGATATTACAGAGTTCAATTTAGAAATTGGAAATCCTGAAAAATCAATGAAAAACTTTACAAATCTTTTTGAAAAATATTTGAAAAATAGTAAATAATTAAAGTAGAGAATGAAATTATTACAATGGTTGTTGATAATTTTCGGAAATGAATTTATCTAAATAGTCTTCCATAAAAACTTCTCTTTTTCCTTCGTGCGCTTTTTGAAATATATATTTGCCATCTCTCTTTTTCACATTCCAGCCTTTCTCTACACAATTATAAATAAAAACCATTTTGTGGTATGTTTTTAAATCAACTGATGATAAATCAATGGTTTGCGCACTCATTGATTTATGGATTATTTAAAAAATCAATTATGAACGAGAGAGTTATAAAAATAATATAAAAATCTAAGTTTTATATTTAGCAATGACCGACCCCCTTTTGAAAGAAGACACTTCTCGCTATGTTATGTTTCCAATCCAAGACCAAGAGATCTGGAAGATGTACAAGAAGCAGGTGGATTGTTTTTGGAGAGCTGAAGAGATTGATTTATCCAAAGATTTGAGTGATTGGGGAAAGCTTATGCAAGATGAAAAACATTTCATTTCTATGGTTTTAGCATTTTTTGCGGCGAGTGATGGAATTGTAATGGAGAATTTGGCAACACGTTTTATGGCGGATGTTCAACTTTCAGAGGCTCGTGCTTTCTATGGATTTCAAATCGCAATGGAAACAATTCATTCTGAAATGTATAGCATACTTATTGAAACTTATATAAAAAACAAGACAGAGAAGGCAAAACTCTTTAATGCGATTGAAACTTGTCCATCAATTGCTAAAAAGGCGGATTGGGCTCGGCGGTGGATTGGATATGTAGCAAGTGAAGAAACTTTTCCGATGCGTTTAGTGGCATTTGCTTGTGTAGAGGGGATTTTCTTTAGTAGTAGTTTTGCTGCGATTTATTGGATTAAGAAGCGTGGATTAATGCCTGGTTTAACACTTTCAAATGAGTTCATTAGTAGAGATGAGGCTTTACATACTGAGTTTGCGATCCTTCTCTACAACAAACTTTACAAAAAGATAGAGAAAGAAGTAGTTGCTGAAATTATAAAAGAAGCGGTTGCTATTGAGAAGGAGTTTATTACTGAATCGTTGCCGTGCCGTCTTATTGGAATGAATGCGAAAATGATGACACAATATATTGAGTTTGTAGGTGATCGTCTCTGTGTTCAATTGGGTATTGATAAGATATACAATAGCCAGAATCCATTTGATTTTATGGAACTTATTAGTTTAGAAAGTAAATCCAATTTCTTTGAACGAACAGTTAGTGAATATGCGATGGCAAATAAGGAAGTTGCGTCCAATGTTTTTGATATGGTTTGCGAGTTCTAAATAAGGGAACTACGTTCCCTTATGAACCCTCCTTAGGCGACGCACCTATCGGAGCATTGCGACGCACCTATCGGAGCATTGCGACGCACCTATCGGAGCATTGCGACGCACCTATCGGACCATTGCGACGCACCTATCGGACCATTGCGACGCACTGTATATGTTTGACCCCCCCTTTTATGAAAATACCCATAATATGTTATCTAATTATAATATATTATGACTACTTGTATTGATGAAAATACTAAAAAAACTTCAGGTAGTTATAAAACCGGATTTGATATAAAAGAATGTTCTAACTTTTATTTGCCACCTGGAAAAATCCCTGAAGACCTTTTTATTATGGAATACAAACCAAATGAAAAACTGAAAAACATTTATAGAGAACTCAGATTTTATAGAGATTTTGGCAATGCCGGCATTTCTCCTATTATTTATCTTGTAAAAATTAAAAAACCGGAAACTCCAAAAGAAGTATTAACATTGGACGATTTTTTTGTAAAATATCCAAATGAAAGGTCTTTATCTCCCGCAGAATATTCATATTTAGTTGAAAAAAATGAATGTAGTGGACTTATTATTTCTGAATACAATAAAAATAACACACTTGATATTTCCAGATTGCTTAGAGACTTTCGGAATATTTCACAAAAAATAGTTGATATTGGTTTTGTAAATACGGATGTAAAACTACAAAATACTTGTATTGACAAAAATAAAGTATTGAAAATGATAGATTTTGGGCCTGAGTTTATTATGGCAATAGATAAGTCAATACCTAAAATATATTATGTTGAATATATGACATTACAATTTTTTATTACTTTATATAATTATATTAAAAAACTTGGAGCAACACTTGGATCAAAGGTTGAAGATTTTTTTTACAAAGATGATGTATTGGCTATGATAAAAAATATGCAATTATATTTGGAAAATATGATATTAGCAAATAAAAACACAACTTTCAATCCACTTCATATGTTAATGTTATATTCAGAAAATAAAAGTTTTTTTGACTATTTTTATAAAAATAGATATGTGTTTAATGTTGGAACTCCAGACTTTTGGTATGATGTTATATTTAAATTAAGACCCACATATGAATTGGAAACTGAATTAAATACACTTATTACAGAAGATGCTGAAAGAAGATTGAGAGAAGAAGAACAAAAACGTTTGGAACATCAATTAAGATATTTACAAAGACCTAGTATTGTACCTTTGGCAACTGAACAAACTACTTCTACAAATGATGTAAATGAACCAACTCCAGAATCACACCAAACATTAAATAATAATGGAGAACACAAGGGCGGTACAAAAAACAAGGGTAGTGAAAAAAAGAAAAAAAATAAAAAAACAAAACAAAATCAGAAAAAAAGAAAATCCAGAAAAATGCGAAAATAAAATTAATGTGTTAAGAAGCCAATATTTTCTCAATCTCTTTTGCGATTTCTTTTTCCAATTCTGAAAGTCGTGTGTAAAGTGCTGGATTCGCATATTTGCCATCTGGTTTCACATATTTATTCGGATTAAACTGAATAATTATGTTTTTTTCATCTTCTTGAATATTTTTTATATCATAAACAACATACAGATTTATTCCATTTATTTCTATTTTGCTTATTCCATGATTATGAATAAACCCGTCAAACTTTGAATCAATAAATCTCTGTATAACTTCGTTCTTTGATTTGTATATTGTTTGGAGAGAAAGCGGATCTAATGGAAATAATCTTATATAACAAGGCGTACAATATCCTTTATATCGCGGTAAAACCAGTGTATTTTCACATTCTCTACATTTTTTGATTGATGGCTCAATAATGCCCACCTTTTCAATAAATCTTGTATTTCTACTGTTAGGTTCTCTGTGAACCAAACAAAATAATGGTTTTCCATAACAATATCCATAAACGGCCTTATTTCGGCAAGTATCTTTTTTACAAATGGTTGGCATATTTCTAAAGTAGAAGTAGAAGTTTTGCCCCCGACTTTCAACTTTTGGGACTAATCATATATCAGTAATATGAAAAAAAATGAATCAACTTATACAAGAAAATGTAAATGGGTTTTTAATTTATTTTATATATATTTGGAAAATGTAGAGAAAACTATAAAAAATGGGTTTATACGCTTAGATTTAGGAAGAATTATATTTTGGAATTATATAAAAAATGGGAGGAGCTTTAATGCAATTAGTCGCCTATGGCGCACAAGATGTTTTCCTTACAGGAAACCCCGAGATTACTTACTGGAAGGTGTCTTACAGACGCCACACCAACTTCGCCATGGAGTCTATTGAGCAGACTTTCAACGGCCAGGCTGACTTCGGTCGCCGTGTTTCTTGCACCATCTCCAGAAACGGTGATATGGCTTACCGCACCTATGTCCAGGTTACTCTCCCCGAGATTAACCAGAGCATGAAGAACACCAGTGGAGGTGATGTCTATGCCCGTTGGTTGGACTACCCCGGTGAGCAGTTGATCGCCCAGGTTGAGGTTGAGATTGGTGGCCAGAGAATTGACCGCCAGTATGGTGACTGGATGCACATCTGGAATCAGCTTACCCTCTCTTCTGAGCAGCAGGCTGGCTACTACAAGATGATCGGCCACACCACTCAGCTCACTTACATGACTGACCCTGCCTTCGCTGACATCAACGGCCCTTGTGCTTCTACTGGAGGCCCCGGCCAGGTTTGCGCCCCCAGAAAGGCTCTTCCTGAGACCACCCTCTACATTCCTCTTCTCTTCTGGTTTTGCAAGAACCCCGGTCTTGCTCTTCCTTTGGTTGCCCTCCAGTACCACGAGGTCAAGATTAACATTGACTTCAGACCTATTGGTGAGTGCTTGTGGGCTGTCAAGGATATTGTTGGAACCACTGGTGCCACTTCCCTTGCCGTCACCACTGCCTACCAGCAGTCCCTTGTTGCCGCCTCTATCTATGTTGATTTCATCTTCTTGGATACTGACGAGCGCAGAAAGTTCGCCCAGAACCCCCACGAGTACCTCATTGAGCAACTCCAGTACACTGGTGATGAGTCCGTTGGATCTTCTTCTAACAAGATCAAGATCAACTTCAACCACCCCTGCAAGGAGCTCATCTGGGTTGTCCAGCCCGATGCCAACGTTGACTATTGCGCCTCCCTTGAGGGCAACAGTACTCTCTTCAAGGTCCTCGGTGCCCAGCCCTTCAACTACACCGATGCCATTGATGTCCTTCCTCCCTCTATCCACGCCTTCGGCGGTCCCACTGAGACCTCTGGTTCTAATGCCTTCATCTCCGGAGGTGTTTTCCAGATGGCCGGTGCTACCGATGCCGTCTCTGGCGGTGCGATGAACGGCAACCAGGACTGGCACGCCACCACTGGTGTTTTCAACCAGGATGGTGTCGGTGCTGTCTCCGGCTCCGCTGTCTCTGATGCCGGCACCTTCGTGCTTGCTGAGACTGCCCTCCACCTCCACTGCTGGGGTGAGAACCCCGTTGTTACCGCTAAGCTCCAGCTTAACGGCCAGGACCGTATCTCTGAGAGAGAGGGTTCTTACTTTGACGTCGTTCAGCCCTTCCAGCACCACACCCGTGCCCCCGATACCGGTATCAACGTGTATTCTTTCGCGTTGAGACCTGAGGAGCACCAGCCTTCCGGTTCTTGCAACTTCTCCAGAATTGATAATGCCACTCTTCAGTTGGTGCTCTCTTCTGGAACTGTTGCCGGAACTGCCACTGCCAAGGTCCGTGTCTATGCCTACTCTTACAACGTTTTGCGTGTGATGGCTGGTATGGCTGGTTTGGCTTACAGCTCTTAAATTGCCTAACTGTGGATGTAGAACGTTATAATACTAATAAAAATTAATAAAAAATAGTTTTTTTATTAATAAATTACAATAATACTGTGTATTTAATTATTTTTATTTTTTTTTCTTAGGATCTTCAAGAAAAAATGTCTGTATATTTTTTTCTATGTCAGATGGAATATTATTTCTAACAGTTTTTCCATTTTTTTTTAATCTAGCTACTCTGGAAACATTTAACAATTCTTCTTGTAATGTAGTCTCTATATCACAACTTGCGTAAGTGTAATGGTTACTTAAACTATCTGATGTATCTTCTGTTGTAAATAATATAGGACTTAAAGACTTATTTATAGGAGTGGAAAAATACAATGGTTTACCATCTATAGTGTTAACATAATCAGATTGGATAATATGTATGATACGTTCGTCTAGTTGATGTTTAAATACTACATAAGGAATATCTTCTTCTATTTCTTCTCCTTCTGACAATACGTGTTTTTCAATCGCAATATACTCTCCATCGTAAATAGGGGCAAATTCGGATTCAATAACGTCGCTCCCTTCATCATCAATGAATTTAATTTTGTATAATTGATTAATAATAATATTATCTATATTTTTTATTAAATAGCCTCCTTTTTGTTTATTTCTAAATAATTTATTTTTTCTTTTTTGTGAATGTCTTCTTTTTTGTTTAGTGAGTTTTTTAAATTTACGTGAACGTTTTTTAGAAAAACTCATTTATATATAATCAAGAAATAAAAACAGACTCAAATAATGACTAAGCAGATGCGAAAGTAGTTGGTTTATATAAAGATTTTTGGGTTTGGATAAGTGTAAAGATAGAAGATGTTTACGTAAAAAGTCTAAGAAATCCAAAAAGTCTAAGAAGTTCAGAATATAATGTATTTATTATATTACGAACCAAATAATACTATTTATATATAATATAATGAATCCAGATCCTGATATAGAACCCGAAGATCCTGGACCTTTGCCAACAGTTGAAGATTTAGAACATTTTTATCGCCGTGTAAATCCTGAAACACTTGAACCTGGTACAATAGTATTTATTAAAATTGGTTATATGCGTTTATCTATTCGTAAAGCAAGAGTTCTTCAAACTAATAAACCAAATACATTAAAACTTAAAATAATGTATCGTGGTGCTACATCAACATATTTGGAATGGCCCATGGATTATGCTAAGGATATTGAAATATATGTTAGTGATCCAGTAAAAAATGTAGCATATATAAATCAAAACATATTAGATAATAAACTTGATATGGGTAATTTAATGGATTTAGATGAGTTTATTTATGATATAAAGCATGACTCAAATAATGACCAAGCAGATGTGAAAGCAGTTGGTTTATATAAAGATTTTTTTGGTTTGGATAAGTCTAACAGCGGAAGAGGGTTGCGAAGAAAATCCAAGAAGTCCAGAAAATCCAAGAAGTCCAGAAAATCCAAGAAGTCCAGAAAATCCAAAAAGTCTAAGAAGTCCAGAAAATAATCAACTTATGAACCAAATAATACTATGTATATATAATATAATGAACCTCGAACAAGAACGCGAAATACCCGGACCTTTGCCAACAAATCAAGAATTAAAAGAAAGTTATCGCCTTGTAAATCTAGATAATGAAACACTTGAAGTTGGTACACCAGTATTTATTAAACAAGGAGATATAGTTTTTTTTAAAGCAAGAATACTTACATCTCAACCGGGTACATTAAGAATTAAACATTTGTATAATGATGGTACTGCGTCGTATCCTGTCTATTCCATAGCTCAAGCTAAGAGACTTAAAATATATGTAAATGATCCACTAAAAATGATGGCATACATAAATCAAGAAGCATTAAATAATCAACTTGATCCAGGCAATTTAATGGATTTAGATGGGTATATAACTGGTAAAATGTATAATCCAGATAATAATATGAATGATCCTGACGATGGAGGAGGAGGAGGATATTTACCACCTCCAGGTGGTGGTTTAGGAGAAGGATTTAAAAGAAAGTCTAAGAAGTCTAGAAAGTCTAAGAAGTCCAAAAAGTCTAAGAAGTCCAAGAAACACAGAAAATAATGCGTTTAGTGTAAACAATATAAATATTTGCGCAAATATGTAATAAAAATGGAAAATCATAATGAAAATCGGATGGAATGGGACGATTATTTTATGTCAATTGCGATCCTTGCTTCGCGTAGATCGCCGTGTTCTCGTCTCCACGTAGGCTCTGTAATTGTCAAGAATAACCGACTTATATCTATGGGATATAATGGTTTTATTGCTGGCTGTCCACATATTTCCCATATTCGGAATGGACACGAACAAGCAACCATACATAGTGAAATAAATGCGATTACCGATTGCGCAAAGAGAGGGGTAAGTTTAGATGGGGCCAAAATCTATATAACACACTATCCTTGCTTACAATGCTTTAAAGCGATTTGTTCCAGTGGTATTAAAGAGATTATATATATGAATGACTATAATAATGATGAGTTAGTTGAAAGTATATGTAGAGATACTTCTGTAATTATTAGACAGAGACAATATGCGTCTGCCTTAATATAATTTTTGTTTATTGTGATAATATAAAAGTTTATCACAATATATGCGTCCTTTTTACAATATTATTTTTTGTGTGTTTGCTTGTGATACTATTGAGAATTATAGGAATGAAATATTAAAGGTGAAAGAGACTTGGGGCAAGGATCCTTTGGATCCGACTGGCAAGGGTCCTTTGGACAAGGATCCGAGTGGCAAGGATCCGAGTGGCAAGGGTCCTTTGAACTCTTACAAAGTTCTTTTTTTCCTAGGTGAAACCGGACCATTTGTAGGCGAAGACTACATCCATTTAGAAAACGTAGACAATGATTATATGTCTGCTTCTTACAAACAATATGGAGGTCTTGAATATATTTACAAAAATTACGACTTCAATTATATATTTATTTGCGGAACAGACACATATGTATGCGTGGAGAGGTTGATTGAATACATTGATTCAAATCCGCAAATAAGTCCAGATAAACCATTAGTATTTGGAGGACACGGAGACACTCGCAACATATGTAATGAATCAGTATATTTTTTCTCAGGTGGAGCTGGAATCGTATTAACAAAAAAGACAATGGAAATTATTTACCCAGAATTGAAAACAATGCACGAAGAATGGTTGTGGATATGTGGAGAAAATGGTTATATTACATATGCGCCAGCGTGTGATTTGGCTCTCTGCTACTTTCTAAAAAGAAAACAAATTATTTTTATGAATGTGGCAAATCGGTTTTTCAATTGTAATTATATGGGTTGCTATAATAATCGCGGTACATATATATCTTGTTGCGAAAGCATTGTAAATCATAAAACAATGGTGAGTTGCCACAATATGACATTGGAAGACTTTGACGCATTTACTGCAATACTTCAATCGGAAACCCCATTTGTAACAGAATAAGTTTTGCCGCCTTAATCTTGGAAATCCCCTTTACCAATTTGTAGCGGAATACAATTTTATTGCCATCCAATTCAGCATCCATTTTATAATTCTCTATTTGAAGGTTGTCTTCATTTTTCACTTTTTTACAAAGTTTTGTAAAATGTGTTGTCAAAATAAAATCTACATTTTTGTTTTTCTGTAAATATTTCAAAAATCCAAATGAAGCCGATGTCGCCTCTTCCGCATTTGTTCCAGAAAAGAGTTCATCAAAAATACAAAAATGACGGCTCTCTTCTGTATTGTCAATAATATCCAAAATCTCTTTACATCTGCGTGCTTCTGCTTGAAATAAACTGTCTCTTCCACTTGTATCTGGTATATTCAAATATGAATGAATATGAGTATATGGAACAAGTGTGGCAGATTTGTAAAACCCTAATCCAAATTGTTGGGTTAAAATAATATTAATTGCTGTAGATTTTAATTGGGTGGTTTTTCCTGAAGCGTTTGGACCGGTAATAATAATATTTTTCTTCAAATCTAAGGTGTTTAATATTGGATTTTCGCAATGAACAAAATAACGCTGACCTTTGAAAACGGTTGCCTTTTCTTTTTCACATATTGTTCCAAAACAGAGAATGCCTTGTTTTACTTGAAAACAGAGAGTTTCCATATTCTCTATAAATCCATTGAATGAAATCGCATAGTTAAGAGCGGACTTATAATCCACATTGGAGTAGAGAGAATAGTAGCATTTGAGAAGATAACCGACTTCAAAACATTTGGAAACGCCAAAACAGAAGGGCTTAATATCTTTAAGTTCTTCTTTTAACAAAAGGAGTTTATCAATATTGAGAGAAACATCGTGGCAAAATCCGTAATATTTGGAGAGACCTGCATTTTTCTTTGTAAAAGACTCCATTTTACTAATTGAATGATTGACAAACTTTTGTAAAGTAATAAGATTTGTGTTTACGGAATGGATATTGTCGTAAAAGCGAATACACGATTTTACATTTTGGTACATTTGAATCGCATACATAGCAATTGTGAAGAGAATGTAAACCAAATTATTAATAGAGAAATCTTTTACAGAGTTGAACATTTTGCCGATTGCGTGTTGTTTCGCAATATCTTTGAGAACATTAATATAATTGGAAAACTCAATTGGAACACGCTGGATTTTCAAAAGAACAAATGGGGCAATAAGTAAAATGAGTGGAAGCATAATAGAGAAAATGGGTGAAATTAAATTAATAATTGTCCAAAAACCGAGAAAGTTGGAAGAGTTATTTACAAAATGGAACTTTTCAATGTCAATGTAACTGTATTTGTCGCAGAAACTGGAGGTTTCGTAAATGTCTTTCATTATTGGGGGAACGTAGTTCCCCCATACCCCCTCCTTTTTTTCTTCTGTGAGAGAAACCATTGTTTGGTTAATTATATCCTTTTTTTCTTCTGTGAGAGAAACTATTGTTTGGTTAATTATATCCTTTTTTTCTTCTGTGAGAGAAACCATTGTTTGGTTAATTATATCCTTTTTTTCTTCTTGCTCCTCTGTTTCGCTTTCTGAGTTCATAATAACTTTTTGGGTTTGTTTTAAAAATTCAACATCACTTGTGAAACTTTTTTTCCAATTTTCTATTATATTTTTGGCAAATACATTTTGGGGTTTTAATAAAGTATCATACATAGATTCTGTAGATGTTGCCGAAACCAATTCCAAATCTGAAACAACAACATCTGGAAGTGTATGGACATATTTTGTCTCTAAATATTCAATCGGAAGTTTGAATCTATAAGGATTCATTTCAATATCTTTGCTACTATGATTTAAATCTTTATCTGACGCTAATCCAGAAGAATTAAATAACGAATTAAATATATTGGTTTTCTCTGTTTCCATTATATAAGTAATAGAGAATACCTATAATATGTGTTAAACGCAATGTTATAATACATATTGAATACAAATAAACATACTTTTTGCGAAAATTGAAGTTTAACACACAATAACATACAATAACAAACAATAACAAACAATAATATAAAATGTCATCTAATAGTGTAATTTTAACTGAGATTTTAACATCTGAAAACTCAGAATGGAGAGAAGAAATTATTTCCTTTATGGAAAGCAAGACCAAAGAGTTTCAAACAATTATGAAAGCTACAATAGAGAAAACAATGACTGAAAAAATTGGAAGTTTTTATAATCGTTCATTTAATAATCACGAAGCAGTTTTATTTGATTTTGAACCTGGAGATATTGGAAAAAAGTGTATTGCTTCTCTTCAAACCCAAATTGGACACAATCCTTGTAAAAATGCATTAGATATTTATAAAATTAAAATGAAAACTATTCAAGAAAATACAGGTAAATGTTTTGTTTTAGATCCCGTTCGCGAATCACATAATAATCAACGCCGAAGATTTTATATTTTCAAGACTTTTATAATAATCCAAATTATTAATAGTTGGCAAGGAGCAACTGATAATTATGATTTTTACAATCACTTGTTTCCAACTGATATGTTATTTGCTCTAAAACATTTTCAAATTAAAGATGATTACAGTTGTATTTCTAATATGTTAAAAATATATAATGATCATCCAGAGTATTTTAAACAAAACTGTAGTGATTTTGAAAGTGTATGTAAAAGAGAATATGAAGAAATCCAAAAAATAAAAGAAAATCTTAACGCATTGGTAGATAAAAACAATACACAAATAAATTACTATTGTGAATTGGAAAAAAAAATTGAATGGATTGAACAAGAAAAGTTAGCAATTGAAGAAGAAAAACAAAAATTAAATGAACAAAAAAATCTTCTCTCTATTGCGAAACAAAAAATATCCGCAATGAAGGCAGATATTGAAAAAGAACGATTGTTATTAGAAGAAGATAAAGCTAAGTTCAAAGCGGAAACTTTTGATATGGACAAGTTTTTGGAAGAATAAATAATATGTGTTAAACACAAAAAGTTTTCTGTAAAAAATAAACACTTTTTTATTTTTTACAAGTTACAAGTTTACAGAATCTCTATATATCGGAAGCAAATGTTTGGTTTTTCTTTCCAAAAAGATAGAAATCAAAAATACTATTACCAAT